ACCGCCAATCCCTTTGGCATCGCTAATTAAGTCCAGCTTTGCATCATCCGTCAGCCCAACCCATTGCCGCTGTGCTGCGGGTGGGGTTGTGTAAAGGGGCTTGTCTTTCATCGCCGCGTAGATTTGCTGATCCCTTTGCAGTCCACTTTTCAATAGGGCTTGCATTGACTCATAGATTTCCCCATACGTCCCCACAGGCTCCTGCACAGGTGCTGCAAGGGCTTGCTCACAAACATCGACCGCCTCACACACTTGCTCATAAGGGTTTTGCTCGTGGCTTCGATAGCCAAAAGTATTGCCAAAACGCTTCATTCTTTTCAGCGCTGCCAGCGCCAGCTTCAATGCTTCGTCTTTCATAAACAACTCCTCACTGTCAACAGACCCAGCATCAGCACGATGAAGGCCCACAGTATCCAGATCAACTGCCCGTCAGCCGGGGTTGGCTTGTCTTCGTCTTTCATTTGATGACCCTCATAAAAGCACCACAGCGGCAGCACTTGTAAATGGGTTGGCCCGTGACGGGCTCCCAGCGGTGTTGGCAGTCGGTCATCAAAACTTCTCCCGGTAGAACTTGCCGATGACTTCGGCCAGCTCGTGGATGTGAAAGTCTCCGCCTTCGCCACCTGCATCGCTGATCCAGATCATGCCGGGCTGCACGCCTGGTGTGAGGGTCCAGCCTGCCAGCTTGATCTCAAAGCGCTCGCGCCCTTGCTTGAACCCCTCGTCATAGGCCACCTGAGCCTTGCACGCCTCTTCGATGGTCATGAGGGTGTACTTTTGGCATTCTTCCCAGACGAACTTGGCGTTTTGTTCGCCAATCACCTTGCGCTCTGCCTTGGTCAACTGTTCCCACCATTCTGTGAATGTCATCGCTTCTGCTCCTTGAGCCATGCTGCCCAGCTCGCGCAGGTGTCAGCACCGAACGCGTGTTTGAATTCGTGCACCAGCTTGGTCGCTGCCATCTCAAGAGCGGCGTTCCAGCCCAGCACGTAGTGTTTGTCATCGGCGACTGCATTGACTGCGCGGTCGACACTCGACTGCGTTTGCTTTTGCATGCCACTGATAAATCCCAGCTCAAAAACCTTTTGCTGGTCTTCGGTCAGGTCTTTCACATATTCAAGAGCCTGCTCCAGCGTCATGGCTTCCCTCCGAACAGCCCCGTGATCCGTGACCAGGCCAGCTTGCGCAGGGACACGTTGGCCAGGCTCTCACGCAAACGGCCTGCCTCCAGCTCCATGTCGTTGCTGTGCTTGCACAGCAGGTTGTAGGCCTGCTCAAACTCCACGCGTGCCGCTTCACGGCCCTCGCTCCAGCCCTTGGCATGCGCGGCGGTGGCCACCTCTTTAAAGGTGCGACGGCCGCGTGTGGTTTTAGTGGTGGTCATATTGTTTTTCCATGTAATTAAAAATCTCACGGTCAAGTCGAGCGTGATCGTTCGGTGTCATCTTGCGTTCAAGCCACGGGGCTGGCCGGCCTTTGCGGTCGAGGATTTCCCACTCCCCTTCGCCACCCTCTTCGGGGTAGCACCGCTCCGGTGGCCCAGAGCGCTGCGCGGGGATGTAGACCTCCCAGTACTTCACGCGGATGATGCAGGGGATGCCGCAGACGCGGGATTCAAACTCTGTCATATCTGCTCCTTGATCCGATAGTCATGAAACACGGCACCCTTAGCCTTGTCCCCTACTGCGCAGTTCTTCACCCACACCTGCTTGCCAGATTTAAGCGTGCGCCAATGTCCACGGCGCTCGTGCCAGCGGGGGCTCGCATGCGTGCCACCCTGGTCCTCGGACCGTGGGCTGCGGGGCTCAATCACCACCGTGGTCCAGTCGTAGGACGGGACCTTGCCCTGGCGGATTTTTTTCTCCCAGTTAGCACGCTTGACTGGCGTGTAACCAACAGCGGGCAGCGTGTCTATGGACTCCAGGAACCTGGCGATGAAGGCTAGTACCCCTGTTACAGAGCCGGTGCGATAATCAAAAATCGTGCCGTCCAGGTGCCGACACAAGACTCCTTCCTCCTCCACAATGTAGGTGAAGGGGGTGGTGGGCTTGTAGGATTTTTTGTCCAACTGCCACCCGACCACTGCAGTAACTTTTCCTACTCGGTTAGTCAACAAGAGCGCTTTCTTGTCCTCATAAGCGCACACCAGCGCTGTAAAGGGAAAGGGCAGCGGCCTCTCCAGGATGTCGCCGTCAATGACCTGCTCCGGCTTATATACCGACGTCATGTCAAACCACTGGTAGTTGAGGGCCTCCTCAGGCTCAAGGCCCACCATCTCTTGAATCAACGGGCTCATAATGGCATGTCCCCGTGCCATGGCTCGTCGTCCATGCGCTTTAGGTTGAAGATGAAGCGGTACTGCGGGTGCACTTTGACGAACAAGCGCGCGTAAAACGCAATGTGGTTGTTGCAAATTTTAAAGTCTTTGCCCGTGGCCTTCATCGCCACTTCCCAGCGGATGCGGTTGATGATGAGCCAGTGACTGATCTTCCTGTGACCGTGGTTGATGGCCTCCAGCGTGAAGCGCTCAAAGTATTCCCACACGGCCGGGTTGGCCGCGTTGAATGCGTTGAACTCCCGCTGCCGTAAATGGAACGGGGTGTTCATGCTCACAGCGGTGCCTCCTCTGCGTCAGATGGATACTGTGGCCCGCTCGGGGCCCGTGGTCCGTGATACGGGGGCAGTGGAAAGGGAGGGAATGGCCAGGTCATGCTGCCACCTCGTCCTTGGCCAGGATGGCCTGCAGCCCCTCCAGCATCTGTCGGGCTTCCTTGCGAGTCAGGGGTGTGTGGATGCTTGAGCGGTCATCGCGCAGGGAGAACCAAACCCCACCGTTGTCCCACTCGTCAATGTGGATGCGGAAGTCTGTCTCTGTGTACACAGTAACCATGATGTCTTTGTCGCTCATGCTATTTCTCTCTTTCTATGTTGTCAGAATTTTAAAACGCGCCGAACCAAACGCCCGTGCCGTGCACGCAGCCGATGGGGAAGAATATCGCGCCGGCCAGCAGGAACAGCCACTGGGCAGATGCGATGCAGGTGATCACGTGCGTGAGCCATGCCAGGCCCACCCAGACGATCAGGAGAAGAGGGAGAAGCTCGCTCATAGGTCAACTCCTTGGTAGAGCATTTCAATGCGGTTGACTTGAACAGACAGCATGCTGTTGAACGCGGAGAGTTGGTTGGCCAAGGCGCAGCCTCCTCCGTCTGATGTACGCAAGCCTGACGCTGTCTCTGGAATAGGGAGGCAGGCAGCCGCCAGGCGGTTGTCCAGCGCGTCAATCACGCTTGCCAAGATGTGAAGGTTTTTCTCCAGCTGCTGTATCTCGCGGGTCACATTCCCTTGCTGGCGCTGCTTGGCTTCAGCGCCAAGAATAGCCCCGGCGTAAATCCGCTCCTGGCCTTGTGCCATTTGCTTGACATGATGGTCGGGATGAAAGCGCATCTGCTGCTCGGCAGGGTTGCTGTACGTGTTCTTTGGGCAATAGTCTGCCGATGTTGTCTCGTAGCTCATCGCGCATTCCCCTGCAAGCGGTCCGCGACCAGTGTGGCGTAGCCCGCGATGTCGACCCAGCTGTCCACCTTGTCGGGGTTGCCGTTCACAATGCGGCCGATCTTGTGCACGATCATCTCCAGGGCTTCCCACTGGTCGTCGGCAAATGTCTTGTCGTGCTTGGCTGCGTGGTCCGCGAGCAGTCGTTTGATGCCCTGCATCAGCGCAGCGCCGTCCTTGAACTTGCCGTAGTCCTGGGCCCGGTTGTCCAGCGTCTCGTCGATGCCCGTTTCTTCGGCCACGACTTCGCGCTCATCGTCGTACTGCAGCACGCCGCTTTTCAGTCCAGCCTTAACAAAGTCTTCGGGCTTGATGCCCAGCTTGCCTGCAATAGCCAGCTGTGCGGCGCTGACGGTCACCTTGCGGCTAAGCCCAGGCATCGGCACCATCTCTGGCGGCTGGAATGCCTCATCCAACACTTGATTGCGCATCTTGTACGTCATGGGCTTAGAGGCCTCGAACTTGGCGGCCACTTTGGCCACTTCAGCATCGGGGTGCTTGCGAAAATACTCTCTAATTTTGTCTGACTTAGTCATGCTTCTTCCTTCGTGGTTTGAACAATTGCACGTGCCTTGCCTTGGGCCAGTATCTTGTAGACAAAGTCGTGCGCCTTCTCGATGTCGTGAACAGTGGCGTTCGCCAGCTGCTCCTCATGCAGGTCCATCACCACCTTGAGCAGTTCCCACTCTCTGGCGGTCATGATGAACCTCATGCCTCTTGCAACGCCTCTGCGGGAAAGCTCCAGCAGCGCGTCTTGTCCTTGCCTGATCTCGGCCATCCAGTCGCGGCCCATGCCGCTCATGGCCAGGGCCTCAGTGATGTTGAAAGCGCCGATCAGCATGTCAA